AACGTGTATGCTTAGAAATAAACTAGGTTCAAATATTATTCAGATTGTAGCCATTGCTGGCGGGGCAATAATAGTAGATAATGTAGGAAGCTATATGGCCGCAACAGGTGTAGTTACGATTAACTATTTTAATCCTACAAGTATATCCGCTGGATTAACATTTATTAAATTAGCGGCAGTTCCTTCTAATCAGAGTGCTCTGGCACCAACACGTAATGAGATATTAAACTTCGATACAGATAGATCGACAACAACCGCTGTAACAGTAAGTGCAATTAACTAATGGCTAAAAGAGATCAAACATTACTGGATAATAATCGTACTAATATAAATCTCTTAAATAGTGAGATCGATAAAGTATTGCCAGAATACTTTCAGGAAGATTTTCCTAAACTAAAAAGTTTGTTCGAAGCCTACTATGAGTTTATGGATTCTGCCGATAATCCTTCTGGGCAGATTAAAAGGTTATCTTCTTCCAGAGATGCTACACAGGTTCCAGAAAGTTTACTACAATACCTTGAAGATGAACTTCTTTTAGGTCAGGCATACTTTGGTGGGTTCCTTAATAAAAGAGAAGCCATTAAGTTTTCAAATACTCTTTATAGATCTAAAGGTACTAAGTATAGTATCGAACAATTCTTTAGAGGGTTCTTTGCACAAGATCCTCAAATCATATATCCTAAAAACGATATATTCAAAGTTGGTCCTTCGATTGATTATGAACAAGATAGTATTAATACGGGTAGTCAACAGATAAAAGAACCAGCATCAGTCATTGGTCCTGAGTCACGTAAGTTCATTACAGATGATAAACTATATCAAGTTATGTCAGTTCTTATTAGAATAGGTCTGCCTCTTAACGAATGGATTGATACCTACAAGTTATTTGTGCATCCAGCGGGTGTGTATCTTGGTGCGGAACTTTTACTTGAACTTGTAAACACTGTTGGACTTTCTATTGCTCAAGATGAGATTGGTGACCCGATAGCAGAGGCGGTAAGTTCAGAGGCATTTGCTACTATGTCGATAGGTGCTGAAACCTCTCAGACACTTCTTCTACAAGATAGTGCTTTGGGCATCAGACGTTTCGCAACTGGTAATGAGTTTAGGGATATTGGAACTCGCACGATAGATTCATCTATGCCTGATAGAAGCACTTATGATATTCTTGGTCTTTCAGGAACGTTCATGAGTGACTCAGGTCTTGCATCAGGGTCTCCAACTATGGATATGGATTCAGATGGTGTTATTACAATACAATCAACTATGGATATGGGTAAGTTCTCAACACTATTTGACTCAGATAATAGTGCAGATTCAGCACATTACCCCTTTAATCACGTATAAATATAATAAACTAGCTAGAGAGTAAGTTATGGCAAAACAGACAATCAATACGGGTACATCTGCAAATGACAGGACGGGTGATACATTACGTGGTGCTGGTACAAAGATTAATGCCAACTTCACAGAACTGTATAATCTTTTAGGTGGATCTACCATTAGTGCTGGCACATCACAACTTACTGATAGTGGAATGGATATTATAAGTGCTGGTGGACGCACTAAACTTGGAGCCATTAACCCTGCCTCTGAAATCAATATAGATTTCGGAGATTCTTCTGGTATAGTATTGGTTGACACCGCTATACAAACTATGAGTAATAAGACACTAACTAACCCACAACTCAATAATCCATCACTACATGATATGAGATTGTGGGATGCAGACTCTAGTCACAGATATACTTTTGTTGCTGGAGCGTTGAGCGCAAATCGTAATATAACAATACCAGCATTATCTGCTAGTGATACTATGGTTATGAATAACACATCAGCAACTTTAACGAATAAAACGTTGACAGATCCTGTTGTGCAAAGACCTAAAGTTCATGAGTACTTAACCGATTCTGCTAGTAACGCAGTCATATCCTTTACAAACACTTTTACACCTTCTAGAAATAATGTTAAAGTGTCTTCTAAAGCGGCTGGAACATCACCTGTTATAGAAGCTATAGGTTCGGATGCTAATCTAAACTTAGATCTAACTTCTAAAGGAACTGGATCTGTTAAGATAAGTAAAGCGGCTGTTAGTTATGCTACAGCGGCAAATAGTGCGGCGGCTTCAGCTAGTGCTGGATTTATATCTCTAACAGGATCTTCTTCAGGCACAGTTACATTAGCTGATGGCACACTCAACGGTGAAATGAAGACATTTGCAAGACGTGGTGGTGGTTCAGGTACAGTATCAGTAACACCAGCAACCTTTGCTCAAGGAACAAGTATTAACTTTGATCCACTAGATACAGCACAACTAATTTGGGACGGAACCAACGGATGGAATATTATCGGTGGTTTTGGATATGCAGTCGTATAGGAAATAGACAATGCCAGCAATTATTACAGACAGATTAAAAAGACAGTTTGCACAGCAAATATTTGATGAGAACCAAGGTACAAATCGTGGTGACTCTGATAACTATTTCTACATTGGGATTGGTCATTCTCAGATCTGGCAACCATCTGCTAATACTGATACTACAGTGTCTCCAAGCAATACTGAAAGAGATCGTAAACAGTTTAGATACAATCTTCAATCAGTAAAAGCAGTCGAAGCATTTTCCTTTGTAGTACCTCTAACTGATTGGACAACCAACACAGTTTACCCTGCCTTTAGCGACAACGTTGTTGGACAACCAACTCCTTCATACTATGTAAGAACCTCTGACAATAACATATATGTTTGTATTCGTCAAGGTAAAAATAGTTTTGGGGCGGCTGTAGTATCACAGTTTGTGCCAGATCATACTAATACATCTCTTCCAATAGAAAGTGATGGGTATATCTGGAAATATATGTACACAATTACTACTGCCGATTCAAATAGGTTCTTGACTTCTAACTTTATGCCTGTTAAGTTTGTTGACTCAGCGGCGGTAACTGATCCTAACTTCTCACAAAAGTCTGTACAAAATGCGGCTGTTGATGGTCAGGTAATAGGATATCGTGTAGCACCTAACACTGGAGTGTATTCAGCGGCACCGATACTCACTGTTGTTGGTGATGGTAGTGGCGCAAAAGCTCATGGTATTCTTGATGCCACAGGTAAGTTGGCGGCAGTTGAAGTAGGCGATAGTGCTGGTGTGGGCAGTGTTGGTGGAACACCATTCATCCCTGCTTTAGGCACTGGCTACAATCAAGCCTCTGTTAGAGTTGCGGCAACAAGTTTGACCTCAGGAGTTACAGCGGAAGTGTTCCCAATATTTGCCAACCCCGGCGGTATGGGCGCAGATGCACGTTCAGACTTAAGATCAACTAACATGATGTTTAACATTAAGCCTGAAGGTAATGTTAGTGGAACATTCATTGTTAACAACGAATATCGTCAAGTTGGTCTACTCAAAAATCTAAAAGATTCTGCTAGTGGAACTAAGTTCCAACTATCACAAGGAAGAGCCGTTAAGCAACTTGTATTGACTTCTGCTATCGCAGGGGGTCTATCTTGGGCTGATGATGTTACAATCAATGGTGATAGTAATGCCAAAGCATGGATTGACTACTTTGATGACTCTGCAACACTATGGTATCATCAAGATGAAACCACAGGATTTACTCCATTCAGAGATGCTGAGACCGTAACAATCTCAGGCAAATCAGGATCTTTCACTGTTGGTAGCAGAGTTGCTAGGCAGATAGACATACACTCTGGCGAATTATTGTTCCTAAATAATCAAGCAAAGATTGCTAGAGACGCTAATCAAACTGAAGATATAAAAATCGTTATTAAACTTTAAGGGTAAACCATGGCCACTAATCTTACTAGTACAACATTTTTAAGCGAGTACAATGATGACTATAGAGATAGTGATCATTACCACCGCATATTGTTTAATAACGGCAGAGCACTACAAGCACGTGAACTAACACAATCTCAAACTATAGTTCAACAAGAGCTTAGTAGACTTGCGAAATTCATTGTTAACGAAGGTGCTATTTTCAACAACAGTGGTAATCTGGCTTCTGGTGTTAATGCATTTTCATATACATACTTAAAAGTTAGTTCTCTTCCCACTGGATTTGCACAGTTAAAAGGCACAGAAATAAACGATGGTGATTTGTTTGCTGTTGTAAAAGAAGTAGTAGCGGCAACTGGTTCTGATCCCGCAACACTATTTGTAAAAATGACTAAAGGTAAAGCTGGAGGTTCTGCTACAGCAACCAATACTTCAGTGTCAAAACCATTCAGTTCAGGATCAACTCTTACTACGACTTTAGGTAATGTGACTATCCTAGCGGCAAACGATGCTGTGGGCAAGTCTTCTATTGTAGAGATCCCACAGTTCGATACGTTTGCTGGACAACATTTGGTTATGGTCGAAGCACAGACTTTAGTTCTTTCAAAGTATAGTGCCTCATTTTCAGGAACTGTTGGATTTAAAGTAGTAGAAGAGATCGTCACTACCGCTGATAATGTAGCACTCTTTGACAACTCAGGGTCTACACCCAACCTAACATCCCCCGGTGCGGATCGTCTACGAATAACTTTGACTTTGACTACTAAGGCTGATATTACATCAAGTGATACTTTCTATGAAGTATACAAGGTTCGCAATGGTTTAGTATCACTAACAAGAACTCCTGATAAGATCTTATCTAAAATAGGTAACATCATAGACTCTAGAACATATTCTCAAACAGGAGATTTTATTGAACAAAGAAAAACAGGCGAGTTTGATTTAGATATCACAAAAGATAGTGACAACGATTTCTTACAGTTTAAAGTCTCTAGTGGCACAGCATTTGTTGGCGGTTCTCGTATTGAAAGAGATTTCAATCTCCCACTTAGAGTGCAGAAACCTAGAAGTCTAATCAATGATGTGATGACACATACAACAGAAAAAGTTGGAACTAATTTAGGTAACTTTGTTCAAGCTGATAGTGCTTATGGTTTAGTAGGTTACGTTGAAGACTTTACAGAAGTTAACCTATACAGTGCGGTCAATAGAGGTGGCACTAGCTTCGGAACTGCACGTGTGCGTGGCATACAACTTATACAAACAAACTTCCGTATTAATATATTTGATATCAAGATAACTAACACAGCATTTAGCACAGGTGATATCAGAAGTATCGGTGTCGATGCGAACAACTATGCGAACTTAAAATCCATTCAAAACAGATTTGATGTTTACAATAGAGAACAGAATGATCTATTATTTGAGTTACCTAGTTCAAGAGTACAAGAGATAAGCACTGTGACCGCTGTTATAGGCACTGTATATACAGTCAATAAGACAGGAAGCACTGTAGTTATTAATGCTGGGACTGATACATTTACAGAAACAGCCGATTGGTTATATCAAGTAAATACTGGTGGAGCATTATCTACACCTACAGTATCTTTAAATAGTGGCAACACTCAGGCCACAATTTCTGGACCAGCAACTGGTAATGGTCATGTTATTGCTTATCAGAATAAAACTCTGACACGTAAGAACAAGTCACTTAAACCTAGTGTGGCGGCAAACTCTTGGGAATCAGAAACCATATCATTAAGTAGTGGAGTATTTACACTCGCCAAAGCAGATATCTTTAGGTTCTATAAAGTAACAGACGCAACAACTAGTGAAGACATAACCTATAAGTTTGTTTTAGATAATGGTCAAAGAGATAACTATTATGGACCGGGGACAGGTAAACTGAAATCTGGCGTTTCAGCACCCGCTGGAAATGTTACAGTTCAATACAAATACTTTCAGCATGACACACCATCAGGAACAGGCTACTTTGGTGGAGCCGCTTCTTATAGTGATGTTACCTTTAGCGAGATACCAAAATATACTACAACTCAGGGTGAAACACATCACCTAGCAGATGTGATAGATATGAGATCTTTACAGAATCCTGCAAACTCAACTTTCTCAGGTGGTATTGCTCGTATAGAAGATCTTCCTAAAAGTCAATCTACTATCACAGTGGGAACTGCTAAGTATTGGTTGCCTAGAAGAGATGTGTTAACATTGTCTCCTTCAGGCACATTGAACTATCATGTTGGTAAACCCTCTTATGATATGGATGAACCTAAGGGCTTAAATCCAAGAGATATGCCTCTTTACAATATAACATTAAATCCTTTTACTTTTAACGAAGAAGACTTAAGCACATCTCGTTATGACAATCGTGGATTTAAAATGAGTGATCTACGTCAACTGGAAAGCAGACTTAACAACGTTGAAAGACTTTCTGCTTTAACATTAATGGAAGCAGAACTTGCTTCACTAGAAGTCTACGATCCAACCAATGCCACATTCATTAGACAGACAGAAGGTATCACAGGAGATAACTTCAGTGATGTGCGTCAAACTGCATGGTATGATGATGATTATAGGGCAACCATTCACAATGATGGTAATGAACTTATGCCATTATTTTTCAATAAGTCTGTTAGTCTATCGTATGACTCAGATTTATCTTTAGATACTTGTGTGATAAAAGGTAATAATGTTTGGCCTAAATACACAGAGGTTGTATCAGACTTTGGACAAACATCTGCTACTGGTGTAATATCAGTCAACCAGTTTGATCTTCCACAGAGTGTGGGTACAGCCGAATTAACTCCAGATGGAGATTATTGGACAAACAAAAGAATAGTGGATAAATCTTTTGCTTCACAATCCAACTCTTCGCTAGTGCCAGATGGCACAACAGAAATAAGTTCACAAGGTACTACTACAATAAGTACTGGCTCATATAGTTAAACATTAAGGTAAAGATATGCCATATAGAACAGTAAATAGAACAGGCACTAGAACAGTTACACAATCTAGAGATGTTGTAAAACAAGACAGGCTTGGTTATACTGAGATTGAAGTGCATAGACCAAAGATTATATTTTTTGAATTTCAAGGATTAAGACCCAATACTCCACATTGGATTTTCTTTGGAGATAAACAGATCACGAAATACTGTAACACTTCTTATAGTTTAACTGACTACACTTCTGCCGCAAGAGATTCTAACATAAAAGAAACAGGAGATGCTTATGTGGCATCAACTTCTTTTCCAACCGCTCTTGGGGGCGCAACAAATGGTGGAGCAGATAATCCTCTAATCAGTAGTTCTGATGGATCATTAAAAGGATTATTCTATCTACAATCTAATTCCTCATTGAACTGGAACACTAAAACAGATGGCACAAACTTTAGTGCGCTTGATGTTTCAGTTATGTCTAGAAATGAAGCACTATCATATGCGGCAACTAAGTTTTTTGCCAACGGTCAATATGAAAATTGGTATGAGTATAGTGTCAGTGAGTCCAGAACATTTTCAGAAACATATAGTTATACTGAGCAAGAGTTTTATCAAAATCCTCCTTCTCCACCATCAAATAACCAATCAGATAATGATAATCCAACACCTTTGATTAGTGTGCGAGTGGGCAATACATGGCATAATGCATATACCGAAAGCCAAGTAGCCAACTTACCTACGGGAAAGGGAACAACACTGTCAGGTGGTTCAAGGGTGGTGAGTGGCACTGGCAATACATATAACGGCGGTGGTAATCGTCCAATGAGTAGACCATTTTGATGGTGATAATAGCCATTAATAAGTATTTAAAGAGATAAAGGCAGAAAATAATGACTGGCATTTTACAGCTAACAGAACAGAAAAGTCCTACAGCACAAACCTTTGTGGTTGATGAGGCTAGTGTTCTAACAGGCATTGGTATTTTCTTCTATTCGGCAGATCCTACTTTACCAATCACTTTAGAACTTAGACCGACTACTGAAGGGGGGCAACCTTCTGGAAAAAGATATGTTCCGGGGAGTAGAGTGACAGCTACAGCGGCACAGATTGGTGCTAAAGCGGCTACAACATTTTCTGCGGCAACAGAATATAAGTTCGAGTTCACATCTCCAATATATGTTCCTAGTAATCCACTATTATCAGTATGCATTTATTCTTCAGCTTCAGGTGACACGTACAAAACTTACTTTGCAAAGAACGGAGATTTTAACTTCGGGACTACTACAGCAAGGTATAACTCTACAGTTAATACTTCTAGCGGAGCACTGTATGCGTCATCTAATGGCACTACTTGGGAAGGTGACAATAATAAAGACCTGACCTTCAAAGTATATAAAGCACAGTTTGATACTTCACTTGCGGCAACTGCTAAACTCAAAACTAATATACCACCTGTGAAAAAACTTACAGAGAGTTTGATCACAAATCAACTAGGTGATTATGTTTTTGATCCCCTAAGGTTCACCGCTGGTGATTCAGATCTTTCTGTCCTACACCCCGCACATGGATTTAGAGTTGGTGACGTAGTTACCCTATCTACAGATGCTAGTGGTTTCGATTCAGCTACGACAGTTAATGGAGTAAAGGGTAGTAGTATTCTTGGTCAAAGAACTATCACTAAGGCTGATCCTTTTGGGTATACATTCAAGATGGATTCAGCAAGTGCGACAGCATCAATAAGGGCTGGCGGCACAGGGCTATATGCTACAGAACAGCATGAGATAAATGAGATGATGTTGAAACTCCCTTTCATGTCTCCACCAAATACAAATATTACAGCCAAAGGAAACTTTACTTCATTAGGTGCTTGGCAAGATACTGCCACTGGATATAACGCTGTTACTAATGTAGATCTTAATCTAGAAAGATCTCAACTACTTAACACACCTTCGGTTATTGCCGCTAAAAAGCAAGAAACCTTGAAGTTAAGTGGTGCGGCATCTACTGACATTACAGTTAACTTGAATACAAGTAACGCAAACGTAGCACCATATTTTAATATCAACAACGCCTCTCTTGAAACTATTTCCTTCTTTATTGATCACCAACAAGATAGCACTGGAACTCTTACTAATAGAAACAAGATCTCGACTGTTCCATATACGGCTGAAACAAATGCTGTTGGTGGAACAAATGCAAGTAAGCACATAACCACACCCTATGTTCTTTCAAACTCTTCAACATCTATTGTAGCACTTGTTGATGCGGTAAGACCTATTGGAGCAGACTTTGATGTTTGGTTTAGAACTAGTTTAAACTCTACTGGCGCAAAACTTTCTGAAAAAGATTGGACATTATTTTCTAAAGATAGTAGGACAACTAAGGGTAATAACTATATCGATATTCCACCTTCTGATAACTTACGTCTATTCTCAGAATACGAGTTCAATGTATTTGATCTTGCGGCTTTCGATGAATACCAAATAAAAATAACAATGAACGCTGAGAAATCCACAAGAATTCCACGTTTTGCAAACTTGAGAACAATAGCAACATCATAATGACTGATTACATACCTGTGAAAGATTATCCTGATTTAGTCAGAGATCCCAATACTAATATGGTTTTGAATATAAATAAGAGTAAAAGTAGACACAAGAGAATAGTTGAAGAGGCTAAGAAGCAAGAACGTGCTGAAATAGATCAACTAAAATCTGATGTAGGTGATATAAAAATGATGTTGCAAAAACTATTAGAGAACGGTACAAATGGCTAATTCAAAGATACCCACAGTCCAGTTAACGGACACATTCAATACTCAACGTAATAGGTTTAACTCCCTTGTTGACTCAGTTGGTGATGTTTCAACTTTAACTACAACCTCTAAAAATGTTACTGGTGCTATATTAGAACTTGATGCTGAATTAGGAACCATTACAGCGGGTGCTATGGGTACTACCGCAAGCACAGTTTCAACAGCAATAGGTGAAATAGATGGACGCCTAGACTCAATCAATACTACACAGTTACTATCGCCAAGGATGACACTAAGCGATAGTTCAGCAACCAATATTATTCGTGGCAATCTTCAAGTAGATACCAATCTCTCAGTTAAGGGTGATCTTACTTTTGAAAACTCACTCACTGTTGAAGACTCAGCATATATCACAGGAACCCTAGCTTTAGGCAGTAACTTAAATGTTGCTGGAAATACAACTGTTGGTGGTGATACAACTTTCGCAAATACTATTACTGTGCAAGATAGTGCTTACGTAACAGGCAATTTTACATCAGGTAACTTAAACTCAGGCAACCTCATTTTAGATAATGATCTAACTGTACATGGTATAGCAAATCTAGATTCCACTAATGTTGTAGGTCAACTTGATGTTTCTGGAAGTATTACAGCCACAAACTTTACTGTGAGCGGTGCTTTCACCACAGCGGGTGCTACTAGAGCGGCTAATTCATTCTCTGTTGTTAATGATGGGGTGACTGTTGCCAATACTAACAGGGCTGGTCTTGCAGTTGACAGACCATCTTTGGATAGTGCTGTTATACAATGGAATGAGCTAGGAGACTTTTGGGAGATAGGAACTAACCAGACTGACGGTGGTTCTTCATCTGACATGAAGAGAGTCGCTAGACAGAACGATAGTGCAGTATTCTCAAACATAATGCAAACTGGTACTGGTGCCACTAGAATACCAGCGGGTACAACAGGACAAAGACCTTCAGCCAAACAGGGTCAGATACGTTACAATATTACCAATGCTTCATTCGAAGGCTATAGCGGATCTGCTTGGTCAGGTCTAGGTGGACTTATTGATGTTGATGGTGATACTAAAGTTCTTGCTGAGAGATCGGCGGGTAATGATAGTGATACCTTAACCTTCTTCACTGGTGGTGTAGAACGTCTCAGAATGAATGATAGTGGGTCAACCTTTGCTACCAATATTAGTGGAACTGGACTCACACTATCTGGTAACATAACTATGGCTAACTCCGCAACAGTAGATGGATATGACGTATCCTCATTGGGATCAAAACTTGCAGGGATAGAAAACAACGCCACGGCAGATCAGACAGCCTCTCAGATTAAAACTGCATACGAGGGTAATGCTAATACAGAAGCATTTACTACTACGCTACAAAGTAAACTAAATGGTATTGATAGTGGTGCTACTAACTTCACCTACACGTTGCCTACAGCGGCGGCTGGCACTAAAGGTGGTGTAAAAGTTGGTGGTGGATTAAGTATTAGTAGTGAAGTTCTTAGTCACACAGATACTTCCACAGCATCATCTTCTGAGAATAGTGGTAGAACATACATCCAAGATATCACACTTGATACGTATGGACACGTTACTGGCATTGCTACGGCAACTGAAACAGTTACTGATACTAACACAGAGTATACAGTTGGAGATGGTGGACTCACACAAAAGAACTTTACTACAGCCTTAAATACTAAGTTAACTGGTATTGCTACTAATGCTAATAATTATTCTCACCCAACCCACCCCGGAGATGATGCGGCTGTTGATACTGGTGCTCTCTCAGGTGCTACTGTTATCTCTGACTTGGACTTCAATGTCACAACAGACACTCTTGGTCACGTTACAGATGCTAATGCTACGGTTGCTACACGTGCATTAACAGCGTCTGATGTTTCAGCCTTACCAACTAATGCTTTGTCGCTAGGTAGAACGGCATCAGTTATTACCAGTGGCTCTATCATGTATTTCAATTCGGGTTCAGGAACTGGAACGATTCATTTTCAAACATCAAACGCAACTAAATCATACATGGATTTCAAACAGGATGGCAGTGGTTATGGTGAGATAAATTTCTATAACAGAAATCAAGTAGGTGCTAGTGACACGTATCCGCTGGCCTTGACTATTCGAAACGAAGACATAACAGTTCAAGGTGATGTAAATTCTCTATCTGATGTTCGCACAAAAGAAAACATTGTAACAGTTGAGAGTGGCTTAGATCTAGTATCACAACTACGTGGTGTATGGTATAATAAGATTGGTCATGATGATCGTAAAGTCGGTGTAATTGCTCAAGAAGTAGAAGAAGTTCTTCCAGAAGTTGTTAACACTAATGAAGATGGTATGAAATCAGTTGACTACGGTAAAATGGTCGGTGTTCTTATTGAAGCGATTAAAGAATTGAAGCAAGAAATAAAAGAATTAAAGGGTAAGTAAATGCCAATATATAAATATCAATATATAGACAGTGACGGGGCTATACAAACAGTAGATATGACACCTGAACAGAGATCAGCCGATTCTGATCATAGAGTGTTTCTCTCTACTAATGCGGAGTTCATCGCCAATGAAAAGTTAAAAAGAACACTTTTATTGGATGCTTGTGATTGGACTCAAGTTGGAGATATGCCAAGTTCTATTAAAACACCTTATGTAGCATACAGACAAGCTCTAAGAGATTTGCCGACTCATTCAAATTGGCCTCTATTGGATTCTTCCGATTGGCCCAGTTTACCAGAGGTATAATAAATGGCCTTTCAGATTAATGGTGTTGAAGTCATATCAAACTCTAGTAATATTGAGAATATGGAATCTCTTGCACCCGGAGAGCCAACAGGATTCTTGCGACAAGAATTTGGCTATGGTAAATGGACAGGAAGTAATAGTTATAGTTTTAGCAACAACTCAGCAGTCATAAATCTTCGAACAGGTGCGGGTGGTAGTGGTGCAATATGGCCCTCTTCAAATAATTTTAGAGAAGCTGTTTGGGAAATGAGATGTACTGCAATAGCATCAGGTTCCCATACATTTAACAGTGATGCCACATGGCATTTTGGAGACCCCAGTGCTTCATCATCCGGGTTTGCTCCAGCAAATTGTATGTGTAAAAGTACGACATGGATAAAGGTTAATCACGCAATTTATATTCATGTTATGAATACATATGATTACAAAATTAACAATAAACCTTTTTTTGTAGCAAGAGCATGGGTAAATAAAAATCAAAACGTTTCATACAACGAAGATCTCCTCCAATCTTCTGCGAAATCCACCTACGATCCGGGGTCTTTAATGGGTGAGAATTGTTGGGATGAAAGCATCGAATCTGCTTCTGATACCAACAAAATCTTGCTGACCTTCCCAGCTATGTCAGCCTCAACCTACACATGGAGAACCCAATGCTGGTTTCGATAAATTATTTTTATTCAGTTAAAATCGGGATGGGATAGATGGCCTTTCAAATCAACGGTAGTAATATTATTGATAACTCCAGAAATTTAACCGCAGGGACTGTGGAAGAAGTTAACAGTTGGAGACACTGGACCACAGGAACATCCAATAGTTCGGGAGTTTACACTCGTGGTGGTTCGGGGGCATTCTCTTGGACGAGTGGAACTGTAGACCTACGAAGTGTTAATGTTTACCCCACCAACACTGATTTTACTGATGCAATATATCGATTTAAAATCACAGCGGCAAGTGGTAACCCCGGAACTTTTAGTGCTTTCCCCTTGTATCAAGTTGGCACTTCGATGGCATGGAATGCCTTACTTCTTAATAACAACACGACCGTTAAAGTTGGCTCTTGTTTCTATCTCATGATAAAAACTGCCAGACAAAGTATCAGTGGCACTAGTTATGCCGCTCCACATAGTTTTATTACCGCAATGGCTGATACTAACAGTAATACCTTTGATATTTTAGGTAGATTTGATGTTACTGAGAAAGATAATGCGTATTCAACGAGTGGTGGTGCGGTTTCAATAGAATGGCCAACGTGTGGAACCTCAATAATGACAATGGAACATCAGGTTTGGTGGAGATAAAGGTATAATAAAATGGCTTTTAAAATTGGAACAACCTCTGTTATTGATGACACAAGAAAACTAACCAATCTAGCGTCATCTAATACTGCTATACATGATATGGATAGCTGGACAAAAGGTACTCAGGCATCCAGAGGTGGTTCTGGCTCTTGGGGTGCAGGGACGCAAAATCTTCGCACTCTTGGGGTTCAACCTACTACAAATCATTTTGGTGAAGCTATCCTTGTTCTTGATTGTTGGCTTTGTACTTCTAGTCCACCAAGTTGGTCGGGCAGTATCCAAATTCAGTTTGGCAATTCTAGAAACATGACAATAGATGATGCGGCGGTGAAAATTAAGATTAATTCCAGAGTTATGGTCTATTTTAAGAATACTGGAGTGGGTAATACAAAAACAACCGCCGCAACATACCCACAGACATTTTTAGAAAGTTGGCAAACTTATGATGCCGATACCAGTAGTGGTGGGACTTGGATTTATCCAAAGCGTGGCGCACCATATGGGAATCAAACTAGTGGATATGGAAGCCGAATGCTTTCGCCACGCAATAGTTCCCAAATGGGCAACTTTGATTATTCAACTGGAACCATTACTTTAACTTGGCCAGCGGCTACAACAACTACTTTGGCTTGGCGCACCAATATGTTTTGGCGATAAATCTATTATAAATACCCTTGACAGATTAGTAATGTATAGGTATAATAAACTATGGCAACACCTCTTAAGTTAAAAGATGCTAATGGTAATATTCAAGAGTTAACGACTACTGAAGAAAACTATATTGCGTATCAAGTAGGACTACACTTGAGCACCGCTGATTCAGCGGAAGTAGGATCTTTGAACAGAGCCACAACTGGTGATACTGTAGGAACATATTCTAATACATTTTTTAATCAGGCTGTAGGAACACATCCCTCTACAAGTATTACCACAGGTACAACTAATACTGTAATCTATCAGACAAACGGTACGGCGGCAGAAACTGATTCTGATGTATTTAGACCTCTTATGTGGGTAGACTCAGGATCAGAAACTGGTTTTAAAATGATGCCAGACGTAGATCTAAATGAGACTGTTGATAGATACTTAAGTATAATATTTACTCAAGAATTTCCCGGATCATACCGACTATCTACATCAGCACCAAGTGGTGATTGGACAGAACAGCAAACGGCATTTATAGATACTAGAACTGATGGGGCTTCTATAGCACATAAGTTATGGAAAAGAACTGGTGGAACTGCACCAACGGCTGTTAGACCTATGCGCCTAAAGAACGAAGCATCCTTTGCTGGTGTTCAGGAAATGTCTGATGCTGAGATTAAGTTCTCATTTGGACAAAGAGCAAAGACACGTATAGCGGCATCCAAGATAGGTTCGTATCAACTTAGGAACTCTTCACAGGGTGCTCCTACTGATACTGGAACGTGGGTTGCCAAAGGTACTGCGACTGATACTAGGAATACTACTGCTAATCAAGCATTTACTAGAGATAGCACTGTAAACTTTCAAGCTAATTACACGACATCATATACAACAGGGTATGCCACAAACTTCACAAGTATAAGTAATGTGAATTATACCTCTGCTTACACCAGAGTATTTGATCAAGGGTATTCTATAGATTATACTGGTGGTTTTAATCAGGGATATACTTCTACTTTTACTGGAACCTTTAACCAAAACTACGACACACAATATACTACCCAATACACTGGAAACTTTTTAAGAAACACTAGTGTTAATTACGATAGGCAGTTCACAGGTCAATTTAGTACAAATTATCAAGGCACTGTTGAGAGAGCTTATAATCGAACGGAGAATAACAACTATGTTGGTCAACAGTTGTATTACTTTTCGACAAACTATACCAGAGACTTCCTTCGATATCAAGGTCTCGTAAATTACCTTAGAGATTTTAATGGGCAATTTGGCGGCAACGTTAGCTCAGATTATATACGTGTTTTCACCATTCAATATACTGGTGAGTTTATTAGCAACTTTGTTGGGCCAGCACAACCCCAATCTTATACAAGGAATGCTCCACCAACTTATTATCAAGGTTCAGGTAGGGGTGGTGGTCAAACAACCTACAATGCGCCTGACGTTCCAGGAACGGCATATGCTGGTAATTATGCTCGTGTCTTTGTTGGAAATTATCAAAGCAATTACACTAGAAGTGTGGGGGTTGTGTATGACAGAGTGTTTACAGGTACTTTCGAACTACAAATCCAACCTATATACTATGGTAACAACTACCTCACGGCATATGTGCTTGGGATTGACAGGAATTATAATAGACTGACCAATATCAATTATATAAGTCCATTTCCAGTAAACTATACAACACAATATGAGGGGCAGTATACTATCAGCTATACCACGGCTTATCAAGGTAACTATCAAAACGAGTTTAGTCAGAATTATACTACATCATATACTACTGGTTATTTAAGCGACTATGATGGTGCTGTTTATACTGCTACATATGACAGAGTGTTTACGGGTGTGTATACCACATCATATGAAGGAGCCTTTGATACCGCTTACTCTACAGCATACGAAGGTAACTATGAGAATATATATGATAAAGCTTTTGATACTTCATATATAACAGACTATCTTGGAAACTTTCAAGGAAACTTTGAGGGTGAAACTATACAATCCGCAAGCGCAACAAACGAAACTTATACACTATACGTAAGAATATCATAGGAGATTAATATAATGAAAAAAGAATGGGTACATCCATTTTGGGAAAACGCCGCAAAAGACAGGTTAACTGTTAGATTGAATATCACACATGATGATGGTTCTTATTCAACAAGTGTTGCTAAAGTTTCTAAGTTTGATGCTGATGGAAAAATAACTTCAGACTATGAAGAAATTTTAAAACAGAATACTATGACTAAAATTGATGAATTTACTCAAGAACGTTTGGATCGTCATAAGCAAGAACGTGAAAGTAATATTAAAAAACAAGCAGAAAAAAATGAGTCTAAAAGACTTGAAGATTTATTTAATTTTAAATTACAGACTTTTGAAATTCCTCAGATAAAAGAATCTACTAATCGCACACTGAAATCTAAAATTAGAAAAGCTAAAAATGCTATTGAAATGCAAGCATATGCTACTATATTATTAATGGAGATTATGAATGAAGAAGAAAAATCCGACTAAAGGATTTTTAATTGTAGCGACTAAACGCAAACAGTTTTTAATGGGTGCCGATAATGTAAAAGAATCTATTCTAGATCATTATCCAGAAGCAAAAATTACTCTTTTTACTGAACAACATTTTATAGATGATCCTGAATGTCAAAAGTATTTCAGAGATTTCGATCACGTTTTACCTACTCCTAATAATACTAATAGAGAAAAAATGTGGGGAATGGCTAACTCTCCCTATGATTTAACTTTCTATATGGATGCTGATGTAGAAATCATTAGCAAAGAAATCTCTAGCGTATTCGATCATCTTGAGGATGGTAAGTATGATATGGCTTATGTTAATCTCACAAAAGAAGGTGCAAAGCATTTTGCTGATTGGGATTGGGGGCCAAATATTTTTGATGATGGATATAAAGGTGCTCCAGATCATCTTGCTCATTGCGGTGGTGTTGCGTTATATGATACTAGAAACCCATTAATAAACCAGTTTATGATGGATTGGTACAACTTGTATTTAGAACAAAGAGGTGGTTTCTGGACACCTAAAGAATTTGATAATATTAAAGTAGGAAACTTTAGAGAATGGGATCAGCTTACTTTGTGGTGGCTGATTTATCATTCGCCCAAATATAAATCTCTTAAGTGGAAGTTCTTTGACGATAACTATCGTTGGAACTACTTCACTTCATTTGGGTTTCCTATAGAAGGTGGTTATAACTGTCATAGGGTAGATTCTAAAAGAGATTATTGGAAGACAGATCCAGCCCCCGTAGTAATACACTATTCAAGTTGGATGGACAAATATGGAGAAAAAGGGTTTTTATAATGAACATTAAACACAACTACATGAGAGATATTGATCTAAAAAATAAAGAGTTTTTAGATATATTAGATGAATATAAAGATGTCTTGCTTAAGAGAGATCAGCCTGATGATGATCCACTGATTGCAAAAGAACTTCGCATCAGTAATGAAGATAGTAAATCTGAAGACTATGTTTCAGATCAGTATCTGAAAGAGATTATGTCTATGGGTGATAGGCACGATGGATTTCCAGTAGTGTTAAAAGGGTTTATGGGGCTTAAACATACTGATGGACATCATAAAGATGGAAAGATTATTAAAGACGCTACGTCAACTTTAAATTCAAAACTTATTGCGTTTCTTTCTTGTAGAAATAATGCCCTTAATGCTTGCTATCCACCAAAAGGATTTATCTCTTGGCACAATAATGCTAATGCTTCAGGCTTTAACATCATTATAACCTATTCAGAAACAGGTGAAGGATGGTTCGACTATTGGGATACTGAAAAGAAAGAACGTATTAGAGTTCAAGATAAGAAAGGCTGGCAAGCAAAGATGAGTTACTTTGGTGAGTATCATACTCCAGATAGCCTATGTTATCATGCCGCTTATACAGACTGTTACCGTATTACTGTATCATTTATTTTTGCAGAGGCTGATGCATTTTGGGAAGAGGTGATTGAGGATCTTGAAACAGAAAGTTAATATAGTATGTGTATGTGTAGGAACAAAGTATACTAAAGAACACGTTAATAGATTACACAGAATGGTAGAGCGAAACTGTACTCTACCATTTTCTTTTTATTGTATATCAGATGTTCAGCAAGAAGTCAATACTATTTTTATTGATAAGAGTCTAGACATAGAAACTTATTGGTGGAAAATAGAACTTTTTAATCTTGCCTTTGATGACCCAAAGTAGTATCTTGAATTAGAAGTGAAGATACAAAAAAACATAGATG